ATTTATTATTCAAAGTTATGATACAGCCTTTTCGAAAAAGGAGTCTGCTGACTACTCAGCTATAACTACCTGGGGAATTTTCTACCCTGATGAAGGGACTGAGACTCATATTTGTTTATTAGATGTGGAAAAAGGAAGATGGGACTTTCCCGAATTAAAAAGAGTTGCTATGGAAAATATTAAGTATTGGGACCCTGAACTAGTATTGATTGAAGCAAAAGCATCAGGAACACCTTTGATACATGAGCTTAGACGTTTCGGAGTCTATGCAACTGCATTCTCCCCGAACCGCGGTCAGGACAAACATGTCCGTGTTAATACAGTCGCCCCCATATTTGAGTCCGGCCAAGTTTGGCGAACAGATAACGATTTTGCTATTGAACTAATGGAGGAATGCGCTGCTTTTCCTTACGGAGAACATGATGATTTAGTTGACGCAACAACCTTAGCTTTGCTAAGATATCGCCAAGGCAACTTGGTTCAATTAAAAGATGACGAAGATGATGCAACAAGTATATCAAGGAGCCAAAAAAAATATGAATATTATTAAAAAAATTAATCCTGAGGATCGAAGACTCAAACAAAAGCTAACGCCCAAGCAAATGTTGTTTGTTACAAATTATGTACAAAGTACTTTAACCGGGAAAATGTCAGCAAGCGAGGCGGCCCGCAAGGCGGGGTACTCTCAAACAAGGGCCCGTCAAACAGCACATGAATTATTAAATCCTAAAATTAATCCCTATATTGTGGAAGCTATTAATGAGATGAAACAAGATCTCTACGAGACATCCGGAGTTTCGATGGCCTCTCACTTAACGGCTCTTAAGGAAATGAGAGACGAAGCGCGAGACAATAATCACTACTCAGCAGCCATCAACGCGGAAGTCGCAAGGGGCAGAGTAGCAGGATTTTATGAATTAAAAAATAAAGCCGAAGACTCTATGGAACAAATGAGTAAAGATGAGTTAATTCAAATCTTGGAAAAGTATGATCAACAAGGTATAACTCACGAAAGAGGTTTGATTGTAGATGATGACAAGATAGCATTCTCTAACGATACGCGGACCGCGAAGGGAGATTAATGTATCCATTTTTAGGACAAGAACTTTTAAAAAGAGTAGCCACTAATCCTAAGATTGTAGGACCTTTGCTAATAAGTGCGGTTGGAGCACAAAAGGCAGAAGAGATCCAAGGATTATTTTCCTCAGGAAAAATTCCTATTAACGATATCTATAGTATTTTAACAGGAGGTAATGTGACCTCTATTCTGAATAAAATTACTAGTACACCAAGGGGAATTTGGTCTTCACCTGATCAAGATGATATTGATAGACAAGCAGAATTTAATAGAGGATTAGGGAAACAAACTACTTTTGCTGATGATATTAAATCAGACCCTTTAATAACACCTGTCCCTGAAAAACTTCCAGGACTTTTATCTACCCCCGAAGAAAAAAACATAGACTACAGTAATGTTACACCTATGCCTGCACCACCTAAGGTTTCTGATTTTATACAAAAGTCAAAAGAAGATATTTTAGAATCACAAATTCAAAATAAAGAAAAACAGCAACAATATTTTAATTCAGAAGAAGGAAGAGAATCCTTTTATGACGCTTCTAGCAATATTGATATAATGTTTGACATTAAGAAATTAAATGAACCCGAGAATCAAAAGATTGAGTATGGGCAAAACATACCCGCTCATGAATTTTATGAAAATAAATATCATGGAAATTCTTTTGATTTAGGAGATTCAACTGCTTTTAAAAAGCTAAAAAAACTTTCTTATTACCCTGAGTATAAAAAATTAATTCAAGAATCTGCAAAAGAACATTTAGGAGAAAGATTTCCGGCTTATCGTTTAGTTCGTGGTGATAATGCCGCTGCCAGAGAAGGCAGACCTTCATTAGAAAAAGATATAAATTCTTATTCATTAGATCCTGAACGGGCTTTAATGCTTCATAATTTAATAGATTATAGTGAATCTTCAGGTGAAAATAGAAATAATTTAGTTTTACAAGAAGTTTACATCAACGCTAAAGATTTAGTAATGAGAGGAAAAGAAGATGAAGAGGAAATCGTTGTCAATACTAAAAAGTTAGACACAGACACAGTTCGTGTATTTGATGCTTTCACAGGAGAAATGATTAAAGATGCCACAAAGGGTGAACTTGTAGGCAAAGATCTTTTTAAATTTAGTGATAAAACTAGACTAGGTGATAAAAAAGAAGTTGCTCCTCCTGTAGATATTATCCAAATAAAAACAACTGCTGATCAGGCGAGAGATGATGATTCTCCTGTAGTCGTGGACCCTAAAGAATATTCCACTAAAATGAAATTGGCTAGACCTTTTGAATATGTAGAGACAGTTAACCCTATAAAAATTTTTGGTAATGATGATGTTAGAAAAGTTAATTACACTAATAAAGATGCTACTCCAATTAAATATACTTTTAGTGAGGACAAGTTAGAAGAAATTAAAAATAATACTTTACTAGAGTTTGAAGAAAGAACAGGAACTAATGTAAAAGCTTTAGTTGATAAATTCGGTTTTAAAATGCCTGATTTAAATACTTTAAATAATTCTTTAAAGAGAGATGAAGCAGCTCGATACTGGTATGAACGAAGTTCAGAATACTTTGATACTTTATTAGAACCACTTTCTAAAGAAGATAAATCTAAATTTTTAAATATTTTATCTATTACCTCAGGTGGTGTAACACCAAAAGAAAATTTTAAAATAGCTTTAGGAGTCTTTTCAGATTATAAAGCTGGCCGTCCCATTCGTATGGGTTTCAGACAAGAAGCATCTTTAGATAAACTTTTAAAAGATCCTGGTTCTCAAATTAATTCTTCTAAGTTTAGAAACTTTACAGATAGTTTTGGTTACTTTATGGGTACAACTGACAGACCACCTAACACAGTTAACGATTTACAAATGGCTGATATATTTGGAATTGATCAATCAGCTTTAGCAGGTAATCCTGATTTGTATTCTTTAATGACAATGTCTCTTAATAACTTAGCAAACGAAGTAAATGAAATTACTTCCGAAGGTCAGGAGCTATTACAACCTTATCAACTGCAATCTATTTTGTGGACCGAAAATCGTGGAGGGCGATCAACAAATTATGCTGAAGTAGGCCCTGAGGTTATTGATCAAATGAGGAAACTTGGTTATGAGTTTAAAGATGATAAATTAAATTTAGAAGAAATTACTTCTGCTGATTTTGTACGAAGTATTCAAAAAACAGTTAAGCCTTATGAAGATTCAGTAAAGATGACTATTGAGTCAGGAAGTTTCTTAACTCCATCTGGAATGAAAATAAAACAATTGGTTGATAACTTTTCTGATGACACAGTTTTAATGGATCAGATAAGTAAAGTTAATAAATCTGCTAATAGTCAATTAATAACTAAAAAAAATAAACAACCTTCTATTATAGAAAAATTATTTTCTGTTGCAACAGGATCAAATGTTTCTGTAAGTAGAATGAAAAAAGGATTTGGAACATTTGAAGGTCAAATAGGTGATAATATAATTATTCCAGCTATTTATACGAATAAAAAAGGAGAAATATTAGAATTAACTAGTGACCAAAGAATAAATGTTATGGCTATTTTAGGAAAATATTTAAATCAAGAAGCTTCAGCTTCTAGTAATTTTACCTCGATTGAACCAGGTGAAGAACTTTCATCAGAAGAAATAGAACAAGGAAAAAAACTCACAAATACTTTTTATGTTCCTGAAACAGGTTACTCCACTAATGAGTTTAAAAAAGTACTTGATCAATCAGGGTATGAATTTAATATATTCCCAGTTCCAGGTGGATTTTTATTAGATACACTTTCTTTTGACGGAAAACCTGATACAGAAAAAGTTGGAAATGCTATTTTAGATGTTTTTGGAAAAGACAAGGTAGTTGAAATTGTTGACTCGAAGTGGTATGGAGAGTATATTGGAAAAGAATTATACGAGGAGAGAGAAAATGCCTTTAAAAAGAGTATCGCCGAAAGAATGGGAGAAGAGGGGGATTCCCTTGAATCGTTCAACGATCTACTTCCCTCTATCAAAGAAGTCTCAGAAGTCGACAAAAACAGAGATCAAGGATACGATAAAATCCTCAGCTCAACAAAAGTCATAAATCTTTTAAAGAGAGGTAATATTCAATTGAAGAGAAAAGGTGGGTACGTAATGCCTTTACCTGAAATTCCTTCCCTTGTAAAAGGCGGATTAGTTGATATAAATTACTTAACGAGACCTATAAACAATGGCAGATAATATAGACAAAGGATTATATCAATCAGGACAACCTGAGTTCGAAGTACTAAAGTCTGATACAGAAGTAATAGTAGATGGCGCACAAGTACCTGTTCCTGAGGGATTAGAGATTCAAATTGAAGAAGATGGTGGAGCTACGCTTGATTTCGATCCAAGAGAAGTTCTTCCTGAAATTGAATTTTATTCTAACTTAGCAGAAGTTATTGATGATAGAGATTTAGAAGCAGTCTCTGATGAATTAATGGCGGATTTTGAAAGTGACAAAACCTCTCGTAAAGATTGGGAAGACGCTTACATTAATGGTTTAAGTTTATTAGGTTTTAAGTATGAGAATAGAACCAATCCTTTTAGAGGAGCAAGCGGGGCGACACATCCTTTACTTGCAGAAAGCGCTACTCAGTTTCAAGCAACAGCTTTTAAAGAATTATTACCTCCAGGTGGACCGGTAAGAACTATTATCATGGGAGACGAAACTCCTGAGAAATATGCTAGGGCAAAACGTGTCCAAGAATTTATGAATTTTCAATTGATGAATAAGATGGAAGACTTTACTCCTGAGTACGATCAAATGTTATTTTATTTACCGCTAGCAGGATCTACATTTAAAAAAGTTTATTATGATGAATTAATGGAAAGACCTGTATCAAAGTTTATTCCCCCTGAAGACCTTGTTGTAAACTATATGGCAACTGATTTAGATAACTGCGAAAGAGTCTGTCATGTTATCAACATGAGTTATAATGATTTTAGAAAAAAACAAGTTGCAGGTTTTTACAAAGATATAGATATTATGCCATCTGAATATCAACCAGGTGAGATTCAAAAAAAATATGATGAGATGGAAGGTACTAAACCTAACTATGCGGATCAAGTTGTAAAGCTTTATGAGTTTCATACTTCACTTGATTTAATAGACTTTGAAGATAAAGATGATTCAGAAGAGATAACAGGAATAAAAATTCCTTACATTGTAACCATAGAAGAAGGATCTACAAAAGTAGTAGGTATTAGAAGAAATTATGAAAAGGATGACCCTAAAAAAATAAAGAAACAATATTTTGTCCATTATAAATTTTTACCAGGTCTTGGTTTTTATGGTTTTGGTTTAATTCATATGATTGGTGGTTTATCAAGAACTGCTACAGATATTCTTAGACAACTCATTGATGCAGGAACATTAGCTAATCTACCTGCTGGC